CTTCACCGATATAAGTCAGAGCATAATTTTACTTATTATACCTTGGACCCGGTTTATCTCAATGATTTTGTGGAGCAACCGCACATCAAAAAGATATTACGAACACGTGGGCTGGACTGGCTATTTTTTATAGGACGGTATGCATACCCTTCTTGGATGTTAAAAAGCGCGTTGATTAAAGCTAAGGTGAATGAGATAGCCAAAGCTGGGAAGTATATGCGCGTTATCGCCGATCTTGGTGTCACGGCTAGCCTACAGGGAGCAGAGCTCATGGCCTTTGCCAAGAAATTTCTCATGCAATATGATTGTCGGTATTCTTACGGTAATTCCAGAGGTTTAATTGTTAGGTTTATAGCCAAACCCAACATAACTGATTTATCGTACTGGATGAACCGTTGTTGGTTTGACCCTGTCACCCATGATGACATCTTGCTGGTTCATGGTGATGACACTCTACTATCTATTGTTGACAATGACGGTAACCGCCGATGTCATAATATGGACATAGCAAAATGCGACGCATCTCATCGCGACCCGATCTTTGAAGCAATGTATAATATACTAGACGAGGAGAAAATGACTAATCTCATGCGAGCCAAACTCTTTGAGCCCTTCCAGATCTTTAGCACTGAACGCGCTAGAGTAGTTTTAACTGCAAGAAGATGCTGGTTACCATCAGGAGACGTCATTACAACTTTTATCAATACCTTGGTAGCGTATTACTTCGGTAAATTGTTTGCAGAAAAGATTAGACACGGTATGGAGGCCACAGAACACAACGCCATTAAGACGTATGAGGAGGTTGGGTATATTGTTGAAAGTGAGCGGTGTGAGATTATTGAAGACATGCAATTTCTCAAACACTCATTGGTCGAGGACATTCTAGGTAATTACATGGCCTGTATTAATCCAGGAGTGTGGATGAGAGCCTCAGGGAGATGCTTTGGCCCATTACCAGGTAGTAAGGGTACCTCACTTGAAGAGCGAGGCAACGCCTTCCAAAGCCTATTGATGTATGGGTTGATCGGGAATGTTCGTTGCAAATTGATTGAGCCAGTATTCGTACCAGGAAGAAAAGGGTCTAGGGAGCTTTACGCTAAGGCGACGGTTAAGGAGGCAATCTTCTTGTCCACACAGAACGATAGGTTCAGGGATGATCCGGAGCTCAACACTAGACCAGTTGTACGATGTACCGGTGAAGCATACTTCAGGCGATATCGAGTTAGTACAGAGGAGCTAACTCATTTCGAGATGTGCATGAGCGATTTCGGATACGGATGCCACATCTATTCAGCACTTAGTGACAAGGTGTTGAAGAAAGATTACGGCTTACAATGCCCTATATTGTAAGCAAGTCACTTGTGATCGGGGGTAAAATAGATCACAATATAATTATCTAAAAAATAAAAACAAAAATAAAAAACTAATAAACAACAAACAAAGTATACAATGCGGGGTACGAAGGTACCCCCCATTGTATACTTTGTTTGTTGTTTATTAGTTTTTTATTTTTGTTTTTA